TTTTGATTACAAAATATTTGATAAAAAAATAAAACCAAAAGGCGAAAAAGTAGATATTCGAAGGAATGCGGAGAAGGACATGGCAGACGTTATGGAAGAAATTAATATTATTAGAAAATTATCAGGCCTAGAGCCAATAGCAGAAGCAGAAATGTATTCAGTAGATGATGTACAACAAGCATATGATAAAGTTTATCAGTTTACAGATACTATGGGTGATGAAGCATTAGAGCAAATGAATAGACTTTGTCCTAAGTTTTCTGATGCATTAGAAAAACATGGTAGTATAGAAAAACTATGTGCTAATTGTAGCCAACAAGAAATGGCAATGTATATAGATGAATTGGATGAATGCTATATGGAATTGAGTGGTATTGAAGATGTTGAAAGTGATTGTAAAGACTGTGATGGAACAGGTTTTGATGCAAACGAGCCTGAAAAATCCTGTCCTAAATGTGATGGTGAAGGTAAAGATGACGGATACTTTGGCGGTACTAAGGAATATGAATCTGTTGAATTAGATGAAATTACAGATCGTGATGCACAAGTTCCCACCTCAGAATTTAGAAAAACTAATAACTATAGAGTAGAAATGGAAAAACGTTTTGGTAAGGAAGGTAAAACTCTTTATAACTTAGTATGGAATCTTACAAAAGACCAATTGAAAACTAAAGCATCAGCATTAGCGGCCTACAATGCGGCATATCAAAAGGCACAAGATATGGGAATGACTGACAAAGTTAATAGACCAGTAGATACAAGCAGTATTAAAAATACAGATATTAAAGGAATAGATCCTAGAAATGATGTTAAGCAACCTGGTGTAGGTCCAGGTGAAATTGGTTCAGGGTTTGAATCTATAGATTTATCCTCTATTACTTATAATATGATTACAGAAGCAAGTTTAGGTAAAATGACAGGTAGCAGAAAATCCAGTTACCAACCTCTAGCAGATAGTGTTAAAATTATTGTAAGGCATAATAAAGACGTAAACGAAGAAGTACGTGGTGCCAGAAGCAGAAACATTCACAGTATATTAATACAACGTGGCGAAGAAAAGTTTAAAATGGCAGAGAATAATTTACAAGCCGCCAGAGCAATGGCACGTCATTTATATAATGGCGGAGAAACATTTGATACAATAGGTGAAGCAATTACAGATATGTCTAAAGATTACAGTAAACTTAGAGAGTTTATTAGATATGTAAAAACTGCTAAACTAGTAAATGAAACAAATGAAGAATTTGTAGCATTAGCAATAGAAAACATAAATGATATTAAAACTAACTTTAAAAAATTAAGTGGTGTTAAATCATATGCTAACGCAGTTGAAACAGTTACAAATTATAATAATGTAGAAATATTACAAGATGATTTAGATTTAGAAAATAAATTTACAGAAACACATTTTGATGATAAAGTTGCAAATGTATTAGATAATTTAAAAGTAATGGCAAGTAAAAAACATGCTTTTGAAAATTACATTACAAACGCAATACAAAAAGAAACATTTGAAAACGTTAAAGATCAATTAAAAGAAACTGATGTTATGGAATTTGATACTCCACATGCTAAACTTGGTCATCAAGTTAGCAGACTAGGGTATAGTGCAAAGGATGAAACATTAGGAAATTATTTACATAGCATTAGTAATAAACTAAATGCTGGTGGACAACTTAGTCAATTCGAGTATGGCGCAATTAAAAGTAGTTTACTAAGTGCTGGTCAGCACAATGTACAAAGTGCCCCTATGACAATGGAAGAGTCATATGAAGCATTTTTAGACCGTTTTATCATATAATAATACGTTATAAAGATAAATAAATTTGTTGGAAGAATAAAGTAATTTAATTTTCCAATAGTTGTAAAAAAGTACTTGACTTTTTTGCATCGAGGCATTATAATAAAAAAACAGTTGTATCAATATTGATATGACGAACATGGCATATAGGAGAAAAACATGGCATCTTTACAAGAAATACGAGCAAAACTACAAGCAATGGAATCAAAACCAGGTAGTAATCAAAAAGCTCAAGGCGATAACGCAATATACCCATTTTGGAACATAGACGAAGGCACATCAGCATTGATGAGGTTTTTGCCTGACAATGATCCAAACAACACGTTCTTTTGGGTAGAACGACAAATGATCAGACTAACATTTCCAGGAGTGGTTGGCGGAGACGCAAGACCAGTTACTGTACAAGTTCCTTGTGTGGAAATGTGGAATGAAACATGTCCAATATTAACTGAGGTAAGACCTTGGTTTAAAGATCCTTCATTAGAAGATATGGGCAGAAAATACTGGAAAAAAAGAAGTTACATTTTCCAAGGATTTGTAAATGAGAATCCTTTAAATGAGACCTCTCCAGAAAATCCAATTAGACGTTTTGTAATTGGTCCACAAATTTTTAACATTATCAAAGGTGCATTAATGGACCCTGATATGGAAAATTTACCAACAGATTACGTCAATGGTACTGACTTCCGTTTGTTTAAAACAACCAAAGGTCAATATGCAGATTACTCTACAAGTAAGTGGGTAAGAAAAGAAAGTGCTCTAACAGAAGAGCAATTGGCGGCTGTTGATACACATGGCTTGTTTAACTTAAATGACTTCCTCCCAGCAAAACCAAGTGCTGAAGGATTACAAGCAATATCAGAAATGTTTGCGGCAAGTGTGGATGGGGAATTATATGACCCTGCAAAGTGGGGTGAATTTTACAAACCCTACGGACTTGATATTGGAACAAGCACACAGGCAACTGTGGCTCCAGCTCAAACGGTACAAGCAACTGCAACAGAGAGTGTGGCACCTGTAACGGCACCAGCACCAGCAGTAGCAGAAACAACTGCTCCAGAGGTTGAAACTGCACCAGCACCAGCGGCTGAACCAGTAGCAAGTGCTCCAGCAGAAGCAAGTGGAGATGCAGGTAAGAAGTCAGCAGATGACATTCTTAATATGATTCGTAACAGACAATCAAGTTAAGGAGATATCATGCAAAAACCATTTGACTTAACAAAGTTCAGAACAGGTTTAACCAAAAGCATATCAGGTATTAGTGCAGGATTCCATGACCCAAAGGATTGGATAAGCACTGGTAACAAAACACTAGACTACCTAATAAGTGGGGACTTCCAAGGAGGTATCCCACTAGGTAAAGTTAGTGTGTTTGCAGGTGAATCAGGTTCTGGTAAATCGTTTATATGTTCTGGTAACATTGTAAAAAATGCACAAGATCAAGGATGTCAAGTAGTATTATTTGACTCTGAGAACGCATTAGATGAACAATGGTTACAGGCATTAGATGTGGATACGTCACCAGAAAAACTATTAAAAATTAGTGTAAGCATGATTGATGATGTTGCTAAAGCAATATCTGAATTTATGAAAGACTATAAAAACAATTATGGTGATATGGAATATGAAGATATGCCAAAACTGTTATTTGTTATAGATAGTTTAGGAATGTTATTAACTCCTACTGACGTAACACAATTTGAGAAAGGTGATATGAAAGGTGATATGGGTAGAAAACCAAAGGCATTGGCGTCTTTAGTTAGAAACACAGTTAACCAAATAGCACCGTTTCCAATAGGTATTGTTGCAACAAACCATACTTATGCATCACAAGACATGTTTGACCCTGATGATAAAATATCAGGCGGACAAGGTTTTATATATGCAAGTAGTATTGTAGTTGCAATTAAAAAACTAAAACTAAAAGAAGATGCTGACGGAAACAAAGTATCTTCTGTACAAGGTATAAGAGCCGCTTGTAAAGTTATGAAGTCTAGATACAGCAAACCTTTTGAAGGTGTGCAGATTAAGATTCCATATGAAACAGGAATGGACCCTTATAGCGGAATGGTAGAAATGCTAGAAGCAAAAGAAATACTTACTAAAGTAGGTAACAAACTTTCTTATGTTTCTCCTGTTACAGGTGAAGAGATCAAAGAGTTCAGAAAAGGTTGGACAGATGATAAACTTCAAGTAATTCTAGATGAATGGGGTCAAAATCCACTAGCACAAGATGACGTGCAAGATGACATAGATCCTGAAGAGTTAGAGCCAACTATGGAGGATTATACAGATGAGTCCTGAAGTAGCACTACTATTAGATGCATGGGATAGTATTAAAGCATTTATCCCTGCAAAAGAAAGGCTTCATGTAGCAGAAGAAATGGTTAGAACTTTTGAAGATCACGTAGATATTTCAGAAGCAGAACATAATGCTAACGAATTTGACTCTATAATGAAAGCCGCATTGATCAGCCACTTTGACATTGGGTTGGAAGATGAAGATGAAGATGAGGATTGGGATTAATTAAATGGCTACCCATTATAATAATATTGTACAAGACTTAGGTAATATAGTTCCGGCAATCGAATATTACGAAAAAGAATTGAACGATGCAAGATGGGAAGTTAAAATTAAAGGGAGCCTGGAAAAAGCCAGTGCCTCCCTCCCCGGTCTGACAGAGTTTCGCTTCAATCAACTACAAGAGATTGAAGCAATACTCGAACACTTAAATATAGAACTTCGCAAAGAACGTTCTAAAGTTTTCCGTAAGTATTTAGAAAATTACAACAGAACATTGAGCAGTAGAGATGCTGACAAATTTGTTGATGGAGAACAATCAGTAATAGATCTAACACACCTAACAAACCAATTTAGTTTATTAAGAAATAAATATTTGGGTATAATGAAAGGATTAGATACTAAGCAATGGCAAATAGGACATATCACTAGACTTAGAACTGCTGGTATGGAAGACATTGTAATAGATTAATGAAACTTGATTTACATGGTGTTAGACATCACGAAGTAGATCTTAAGGTAGAAAATTTCATACTACTTAACCAAGACCAAATACCACTTACTATAATTTGCGGAAACAGTCAGCGAATGATTGACTTAGTAAATGAAGTTATAGATAGAATAGGTTGTAAAGAAATAGTTATGGACCAATATGGTGTAATAGTTATAAGGGAATTGTAATGTTAAGTAATCATACTATTCCACAGGAGTATGTAGAAGCCAGTGTATTAGATCATGTAGCAACAGACCTTCTTTTAACATGTAATCTTAATTTAGATACATCTATAAATTTAGGTGTTTCAAGTTTATGTTTTGATACTATACAAGAAAGAATAAATTATTTTATAGATCAAGGTGTTAAAAACTTTGTATTAGGAAATACAGACACTTGGCCTAATATGAGAGGTACTGATCAATATAGTGACATCATAAATTTTTTAAAAAGTAAACAAGATAAATTTTTTATTATACAAACTATAGGTTATGATACTAAAAAACATGCTGATAACGTATATGAAATAGGATTAGTTTATTTTAATAATTTTAAATATCAACCTATAGAAAATACAGGTAAAAGAGAATATTCTTATAGTTGTTTAAATCATTTCCCAAAATATTTTAGAATACATTTAGGTTATAAGTTGTGGGAAAACAATTTATTAGATAATATTTTGTTTTCACAAAGTAAAGGCGATGAAAATTTTTTAAAAGAAGCAAATAATAAGTTACAACATTTAGAACATTATCAAAATTATATAGATTGTTTACCTTTTAAATATGAACAAGATCCTTTTGCAGAAGCATTAGATGATAAAAACTTATCCTTTGATACGTTCTCTGTTAACCATACTGCATTTAATAATACTTATGCTCACATATATACAGAATCAGAAATAGATAAGCAAGTATGTACAGAAAAAACTGTTAAACCTTTTTTAGCAGGACAAATACCTATACCTTTAACACCAATTGGACATTTAGAATATCTTAAAGAATTAGGCTTCAATACTTTTGAGGATTTACTAGGTTATGATTACGATAGTTTAAGTTATGAAAATAAAATAGAAAAAATAGTTGACATTGTTAGCAAAGGCAAGTATTATATAGAGAACTATTATACTAAAAACTATACAAAAGTAGAAGAAAATAACATTAATTTACAAAAAATGTATAAAAAGGGGTTGACAAGACTCAAAAATATAGTATAATAAATGTATATTTAAATAAAGCCGTGGGAGGCATTATATGAAAAACTTTGTTAAAATTAAAAAAGGTACCTATCGCAACGCACCTATTAAAGACGCGATTTTTCCTCTAGTAAAACCATTAACGTTTGGTAAGAAAGGAGCATTTGTTACAGTAGATGGTTCTGCTTTAATGGGTCCTGGTTCTACTAAAGTTAGAATTTTAGTAGATTCACCACTTAATGTTGAACCTTCTTGTAAAGAAGATTATCAATCTTTAATGCCTGTAAAAACTAAACCTAAAAAGAAAGAAACTACCCAACAAGCAATGGATAGGATTAAAGGAAGGTTTGAAGTTTTAGATCAAATGACTGATGCAGTAGCAAATGGTACTGTTAGAGGACTTATTGTTAGTGGTCCTCCAGGAGTTGGTAAAAGTTTTGGTGTTGAAACAATACTTGAAGAGTATGACGCAATGGCTAAACTTGGTGGTAAAGTAAAAACAGAAATTGTTAAAGGTTCAATGACACCAATTGGACTATTCCAAACATTGTTTAATAACTCTAATTCAGGTGACATACTTGTATTTGATGACTGTGATAGTATTTTGTTTGATGAAGTATGTTTGAATATGTTAAAAGCAGTATTGGACTCTGGTAAAAAGAGAACAATTAGTTGGAAAGCAGAATCACAAGTCTTAAGAAGGGAAGGAATTCCTGATAGGTTTGAATTTAAAGGTGGTGTAATTTTTATCACTAATGTTAATTTTGAAAATGTTAGAAGCAAGAAGATACAAGATCACTTAGAGGCATTAATGTCAAGATGTCACTACATTGATTTAGGTATGGACTCAACTAGCGATAAATTTTTAAGGATTAACCAAATTGTTAGAGACGGTATGCTTAAAGAGTATGGCTTTAGCAAAGAGTTTGAAAAAGAAATTGTAGACTTTATGGTACTAAAGAGTTCTAGACTAAGGGAGATTAGTTTAAGAATGGTTCTTAAAATTTCAGACTTGGCAAAAATGGACTTCGATAATTGGAAGGAACTTGCTGAGTCAACTTGTATGACTAGACTTATTGATAGAGTTTAGCATACACCCCCTGGTGTTTAGAACCCTCCCACTCTAAACACATTGAAGCCCCCAATTCTTTTGGGGGTTTCTCTTATTAAACACTTGACAAAACATATAGTTCGTGTATAATTAAAACTAATTAATAACGACTAGATCACAGGAGATTTAAGATCATGGAAGAATTTTTTCACAAACATTTACTTAAAATTACATTTATAATTTGCTTACCTTTATTTGCCGCTTGGGCAACTGCAGAAGACATAGAGGAAGTTATAGTTATAGCACAGGAAGTAAAAGCAACTGAAACAGACCCACTTACAGATACTAAACTTATTAGTAGTATATTATCAGAGGTAACTTACATAGCAGGTGGCTATGGTGGTAATGTTTTATATAAAGAACGAGGCACCCAATCCGTTCATACAGCCGTTTATAGAAATGGCATACCTCAAAATACACCAGGTTCAGGCTGGTACGACTTTGGACATGATATTGTATCAGGCGAAGACGTATTAGTAATTAGTGGTGCAAATAGTGTTATGTATGGCTCAGGAAGTATAGGTGGTACAGTTTTAATGAAAGATACAATTAAGAAAGGCGTAACAGCAAGACTTGGCAATCAATCTCACAGATATATGTCAGTAGCACCTACTAATTGGATACAAGTTACAGATTTTTCAGTAAAGCAACATGCTAGAAATGATAATGAAGAAGAAGATACTTATGAAAACACTAGTGCAAAAATAATTGCAGATGCAGGTGACTTTACACTATATGTAAATGCAACTGATTATTCATACGATTATGATAACTGTTATACTGCTAGTTGGACTCAGAGTAACGACTGCTTACAGGACGGTGAAAGATATACTGTTAGCATTAGAAACGAATACTTTACTATTGGTAGAGCAGAAGATAAAGCAGAATATTTTACAGAAGATGTTAGCACATATCAAAATGAAAGTACAAGAGACTTTTTTAGAGTAGGCGATACTGTTAAATTATCTAACTTATTAGATGTTACTTATGGTGCAGATGGAAGTAGAGATCAATACATGGAACATGAGCAAGACAATTACGGTGTCTTTTTAAGTGTAAATGCCAAGTTTGCTTTAGAATATAACTTTGGTATTAGATATGGAAACGAAGAACAAAATGCAGTAAGACTAGGTATAGCAAAAGATCAATTTTATTTTAATGTTGGTACAAGTTTTAGACGTCCTAATTTATACGAATTAAATGGCGATGCTTTTGTAGATCCAAACGAAGACTTACTTCCAGAAAAAGGAGTAGGATATGAATTAGGATTTGGTGCAATAAGTATTTTCTTATATGATTTTGAAGAAGCAATAGAATATACTGCTCCATATTCAGAAACTATATTGGTTTCACCTGCTACATATGATGCAGATGGAAATTTATTAACAGAGCAAGTGACAGAAGAAATTTATTACAATGCAAAATATAATAATTCAGGTGCATATAAAACCCAAGGTATTAGGTTTGCTAATGCATGGGGACCTTTTAGTATAGATTTAAAAGTAAATGATACAGATCAAAATAGAATACCTGAGTTTGTAGGTGTTTTAACATGGGAACAAATGTTTAAGGATATTAACTTTAAAGTACAATATGCAGGACAGTTTGATAGAATGCCTGGGCAGTATGATATATTACCAGCAGGGCAAAAGTTCTTAGATGACCTTAAAAAACTTAATCTATATGTTACAAAAAGATTTACAAATGGAATGAATTTAAACTTTGCAGTAGAAAATATTACTGATGAAGAAGTAGAAATTATTCCTTTTTATAATAATCAAGGAAGACAAATTAACTTGACATTACAGTATAATTGGTAGTATAATAAGTTATGGGAAAATGTGTTTTAGAAATTAAAGACGAGGTAAACGTCAGGTTCACAGGACTTGACGTTAAAACCAGGCGTAAGATTTCTGATGCCTGTAAATATTTTTTACCTTATGCATATCACATGCCTGCATATAAGTTAGGTAGGTGGGATGGTTGTGTAAGATTCTGTGACATAGGCGGTAGAACATATTTCCATATATTAGATAAATTATTACCAATTGTAACTGGTGATGGTTACGAAATAGAAGTTAAAGACATGCGACAAGCATGGGAGTTTAATTTTGAAGCAGTAAGCCAAACAAGTTATGACCATGTTAAATGGCCTGAGAAACATCCTGCAGGAGGCGAACCTATTATATTAAGGGACTACCAGGTGGATGTTGTAAACAAGTTCTTAGAGAATCCACAGAGTGTGCAAGAGATTGCCACAGGAGCAGGTAAAACACTTATTACAGCAGTACTAAGTCAGAAATGTGAGGAGTATGGTAGAACTATTGTTATTGTTCCTAATAAAGACTTAGTAGTGCAAACAGAAAAAGACTATCTTAATATGGGATTAGATGTTGGAGTATTGTTTGGTGATAGAAAACAATATGATAAAAAGCATACAATTTGTACTTGGCAAAGTTTATCAGTATTAGAAAAGAAAACTAAAGCAGGAGAAACTCCCTTCCCAATAGATGAGTTTTTAGATAATGTAGTATGT